AGAAGGCATATATATAATCACGCAGAATATAATCCTTCTTTATGCAACCACCAAATCCCCTGCAAAAAACAATCCGCCAAATCGTCCTTCTTTTTACGTTCGCATTCTACCCACAATTTACTCGATAACCCCGGGTTTTTTTCTAAAACCTTACCGCAATAAAAAACCCCGTCCTTCTTATGCGCCTTATAAATCTGGCTTTCTGTTTGGACCCCCGCGGATTTCTCTTCCGCAAACATTTTCAATTTATTCGCGGAAGAAATGAATTCGATTCGAATGGAATCGTAAGACATTATAAAATACTGCGCCAACATCCCCTGGACGGTTTTCATCCGATTCGCAATCGGGGATATTTGATTCTCAATGATTACGAAATCAATATCTTTATGACAAGCCAAAACCCCATTAAAAATAGTCTTCATATTCTTGCCTATGGTAATCAGATCGGCTTCTGAAGCACTCGCCGTTTTTTTCAAAACAATGGGTTCCAAACAAGTATCCTTAATCTTATTTTCAACCATCTGTAAGATATCGGATTTTTTCTTAGGTAATTCCATAATTCCTAAATCCCGGGCATATTCCAAAAGAACATCCATTTTCATTTTTTTTATGACACGGTTTTCCGGAATTTTCCATTCCGTCTGGGATTTCGCATGTTTCTTGCAAAACGTTTTATCGCATTTCTTGAAAAAAGCCGCATGCCCGCACTCTTTTTTCGACGTTTTAGAAACACTATTGCAAAAAATCGCGGGGGCTTCTTTATCCATCATAGATAACACTTGCCAATCCGCAATCTTACATACACCGGCTCCAGATACATCAAAAATGCAATAAGCCATATTTTTGATTCCGACATCAAAACTAATTACCTTCATATACATATAAAATTTCTATTGTTTATATGTATTTTTTCATTCTATTTTATAGGGACGCGCCATTTCTTTTATTTCTTTGGTAAGAATGTTGATCTATACGCATCAAACCCAGATTTAGCAATAAACTCCAAATCTCTCATAGTACACCCCAAAGATGCATCAGAATGACCGGGATATTCATCATTCACCTTATGCATAAGTTTCAAAATAGCCGGGTCTCTCGAAGTAATAAAGGATTCTCCATCGAAAGACTTCAATAGATCCCATGCTTCGTATTTTTTCACGACGTCATACGCACTCGTTATCATAGCTACATCGCAAGCGGGCAAGAAGGAAAAGTCGACGCTCATATTCGTATTTGGGGGTGGTGGCGGAAGCATAGTCATATTCAAACGGGGAAAAGTATCATCTATTCAAAAATAAAAATCGAAATCAATTTTGTGAGCGGACTTTATATAATTCGCTCTGTGTCAATTCCGGAGCAACCATAACGGACTGCAATTGTTCGCGGCTCAAATATAATTCTTTAAGATCACTCTGCTGGTATCCAGCGGGTTTTGCGGTAGACGTCATAGATGGATATAAGTAAGGCGTCGAATGAGAACTGCTTACTAAATCAGTATAGCGATGGAAATATCCGGCATCATTTGCAGCTTGTACGCAATTATATTTCATAACCTCTTTAGCATTTTTCGTAAGATATTGGCGATATTGCCAATTAGATTCGACGCCAGTCTCTTTCAACAAGTAATTGTTTAAGACAGCTTCGGGTTGGTAAGATGCAATTACGGCACGCCCATCTGCCATAAGTGGTGGGAAATTATCGTATTTATTGTTTGAATGATATCCTAGGTTCGAAGGGGGGATCGATTGTTGTATATTTGGATAAGAACAGTCAAATGATGCGGGTTCTTGTTTAAAAATATTCATTATATATATTATTTATTATTTTTATTCGGATAAGAGTTTAATTAGCTCAGATTTTTTGAGTTTTTTTGTATTCGTAGCTAATCCGCGTGTAAGAACCATAGTTCTCAAATAAGATACATCGAGCTTATTATAATCAACCGTTTTTTCTAAAGATTCATCGGAAATAACTTGTTCGCTTTCAACTTCAATGTCGTCCTTCTGTTCGCTAGAGTACTCATCGGCACCAATATCTTCATCTTCATCGTCTAATACCTCTTCTAATTCAGGCATTGATGAATCGTCGTCAAATGGCTCGCTAATATCGATGTTTATGACCTTGATCTCATCCTCATCATCGACTTCAGAATCAGAAACAACAATCTTGCGATCGTCTTCGTCGTCTTCTTCGTCGTCTTCTTCTCCTTCTTCTCCTTCTTGATTGACTAAATTTGAAAATTGCGGAAGGTTGAGTAATTGAAAGATATTGCTAGGAATACCTAAATTATTATCTAGGCGGATTCCATTTGGTTGAGATGGTGCATTTTCAACAGGCTTTTGCGATTCAATTATTCGGATTTGAATATTTTTCATTTCACGAGTCATATTACTCATTATTTCAAACATGGTATCACATTTCTGTTCGAGTAAAACAAGACGTCCTTTAAAATGATATACTAGCATAATAATTAGGACGAACGTAATAGCTAAACTAATAAAGAAAAATGTCTCCAAAATATTAAAAAATCCCATTTATACTAGTTTTATATAATATATGAAAATCTTGAACGAACCCCGCGATTATATTTTCGTCAATATATATATATAAAATGGATGTCGAACAACCAATAACAACACCAACCACAAATTCTGGGGGAGATGTCTCAAAAAATATGCTAATCATGATTTTGCTTGTCATATTAATTTTATCGCTTTTAGGAATAAATATTTTTTCTATTATTGGATCTTGGCTCCAATATATTATCAATATTTTCAACCCAGTTGTTTCTAAAGGCATTACGGATTTAGAATATGCATCAGGTACATTACTCGGAAAATCGTCGTCTATTGTCGCAGATACATCTAAAACCGGCATTGATATTTTGGATGGAACCGTTAAATCGGTAGGCGATTTGTTATTAAAAGCAAGCGGACAAACCAGCACACCCGTATCTAATACGCAACCACCAACTATGGCCCCTAGACCACCAGTACCAAACGATACAACCAGCCCCATTCAAACGAGTACATCCGCACCGGCTAAATCAAAGTGGTGCTTAGTAGGCGAATATAACGGTAAACGGGGATGTGTAAGCATTTCAGACCAAGACAAATGCCTTTCGGGTCAGGTATTCCCATCACAACAACTATGTCTTAATCCCAATTTAACCCAAAATAGTTCGTAAAAAACGTAATAAAGATACCACAGATAATAATATAATGATTTTCGTTTTGAGATTAGAAGGGGCGCGATTTTTAGTAATAGATAGCGACCCCACAGATAAACGCATTTTAGAGCGCGCCGAAATCCTTTATGACTTTGCGAAAAAATATAAACCGATAAAAATAGCGGAAACATATGACGAACCGCGCGGAGAAATACACACATTTGTTAAACGGTTTATGAGTGTTTATGGGATTTCAAATGTCCGCGGGGGTGCATACATAGATATCGAATTACCCGATTACCAGATAAGGGCGATTCAAGCTGAATTATTATACGAAAAAACCAATAATAACAACCATTTAACGGACGAACTACTAGAATATAAGAACATGTTTATGACCCCCACTGATACAGCCAAAAAAATAGCCGAAATAGAAGCCGATTACAAAAAATATAAAACGGAATCGAATATTCTTCGAATGCTGGAATTCGACGTAGATTCCGCAAAAAGGGATATAGAATGGCTGCAGCAGGTATGCATGCATCAATTAGACGCATTTGAAAGTATTAAACCAAACACCAAAGCATTCAACCGATATCAATCGGTTATAAAAACAATTGAGAATATAACTAGAAAAGCCGAATCGTTCGGGATTGTCAAAAAGAACATATATTTGAAATACCCCAGACTATTATTCGACGATTTTGTTTATCATGGATTCAGAATCCGTTTACCGGATGCGATCGAGAATGTATGCGTAGTATGCGAAGCATATGGATTCTTTTTGACCTATTTGGAAAACCGAATCGCAGAAGCAACATTCGATGTTGCCTCATGGAATCCGGATAATATTGAATGGTTTATACCTAGATTGCTATATGTATTGAAACAAACGAATTAGTTATCCGACGACAACCTTAGGAAATTTTGTAGGATCCACTGTCGATGCACCGGATACAATACATCCTTTACTGTTTCCCGGATAAACAGTACTCAGCGATGTATCAAAATAGGTTGTTATATCCGGTGTATTAAAATATTGGGTATATTTGGAATTTCCCGGATAATTTATATTAAAAGAAACGGCGGATTGAATATCATAGATAAATCCCGCTTGTGTAGATAGAACCATATTATTTATTTGCATTATACCTAGATAGCATATAGCCGAAAATGTCGATGCACCCGGGTTTATAACAACTTTAATAACTGGGTTATCAACAAATGCGAGAGAAGCGGTTGTAGCAACATTTGAAAAACTATATTTGACATTCAATAAAGATTTATCTATGGATACTTGTAAAGAACAAGGTATATTTGCGGGTGGAATAGCACCACCCGTTTGTAAAGTCCCCGATATCAAAATTGCTACTGGCGTTTGCAAATAAAAGGTATATGTAGAATAAGGTACGTTTACGATATATATGGTAGCAATGGTCGAATAATTGGTTTTGCCACTTATATAGGGTACAACAACATCCGTAAGACCCGAAAAATTCCAGATATTCGAATTTGATATGAGGTCTTGATTTATGATACCAAAGGCAGTTGTATTCGCATCATTTATTAGATTGTAAAGTGGGACAGTGGTATCTTCATATAGCATTACTGGTGGACCCGGTACATCGCATGCCGTTGTAGAAGTATATACGGTAGGACATGCCGCAATTATACCGTTTTTGATATTCGACTGTGAGTAAGTCCGGCGTTGATAAGACCCCCTTATAGCTTGCGCGAATTTTTGCGCCTTTGTAGGATTATTCGTCTGAGTACCCATGCGATTACTGCTATATTTCAAAATCTCTACTTTTCTCCGCATATCCAATTCCGATTTCGTGAAAAATAGTCCCGTTGTAGGATTCGTCTGAATATATGGATTTGAAGCCAGATTATTATATCTTACGGGGGGTACATTGAATAACTGGAATCGCCGTTTTTGATCTAGTGCATTTAAATAAGCGGGATCATTACATATGTTATTTGACATTATAACATATGCAAATATTTTATAGAAAGGAATTAAACCAAGATGTAGATGGCGGCACAATTTTAAATGAATTTGACCCGGGTTTAATATAAGGCGTCTTGTTAGGCCCAGATCTATACGCTGTGTTTATTTCAACAACGGATAATGCGCGACTGAAATATTGGAGATTAGAAAGGGATCCTGTAAATCCATTATTAGGGCATACAGAGACATTATAATAATTCTGTTTTGGTGCATTTGGAAGAGATTGGCTTTTAACAACCGTTCCATCAATATATATATCTATCACTGATATAGGGGTTTTTGTGGTTGATACACCGGCACTAGGCGGGACGCCCCTGCAACGCACAGCTAAATGAATATATTGATTGTAAGGAATATTGGAAATATCTATAATATATGGATTGCTCGGATCGGGAGTTGTTTGCGCGGCAGCTGTATCTATAGTATCCATTAAAATATAGAGATGGGGGTTCGATGTAGTAGCAAAATATACGCCGGGACCATTATTCAAAGAGCAAAAATTGGATAGGGGTGTCTGGCAGTCGCCCTTTACAAATACGGGTTGATATTTTATTGCGCCTCCCGTATTCTCTGGTGGATTACCATATTTTACCCAAACACACCAAGTGAATTCAATACCAGATGTCTGATTATTCGATCTAGGAATGGGGATAGATGATTTTTGTTTGGGATCTTGTGTAATAACAACCGTTCCACTACCACCCGGATATTCACCATTGATTAACATCGGGTTCTGTTGAGTCGATGTGAAATAACCTATTAATTTCACAACAATGTAGAACAATATAACAAAAACAATAATTACTAATATCAAAAAGGCTACTTTGGCAATAATCCCATTTGAATCCAAAAAACTCTTATCCGTTGTTTCGACTTCGGCTGGAGCTGAAAATTGGTTCATAGTATCGGTAAATGTATTTTGTATATTTGTTGGTGGTAATTCGCTCATATATATATCTAAATATATTAGAAAACCGGCAAAACATAGTTATTCGATCCTTGCGCTACATTTATATTCAAATGATATGCCGGCCCCCATATAGATGCACTCTGTCCGTTTCCTTTTATATAATAATTATGTACGTCGCCAGCGGATAATGCATAATCCCATCTAGATAAGTTTGTAAGCATTACTGGCACTGGTGTATTTGTATCTGTGTTTGTTGTAGTCGTTCCGAATTGGAATGTTGCGGTTGCAGATCCATTTGCGGGTTGAGTCGGGGTGAATATACCATCAGTTATTGTTTGTGATATTATAAACCCGCCATTAATATAACATTCGATATATTGAGAAGAAACGACTGTTGTTACATAAACCCATTTTTGTGCGGGGAATTGGTTGGTTATTGTAATAGACTGTTTTTTATAAGACGTACCATTGGCCGTTAAGATGTCGCAATATAATATGGGTTTCGCTGAATCCATTCGTAAGGCCCATAGACTAGGGTTGGTCCCAACTGGGGGGCCATAATTTGCATCGCCATAAGATACAAATGTACCAATTGATGACAAACTCGAAACATTATTCACATAAATCCATACACCTATCGAATAATTGACGCTATAAGGATTTTTAATGGAAGATGGCGGAACTGTTGGAACATTCGCTTTGGATAAATCAATATTTTTTGCCAAACTAGGAGTAGCAGTAAAAATCGTATAAATATAATATGCAAGAAGAACAATAACAATTGCTAAAACAATAATGAGTATATTCATAATATAGAATAACTAAATATTTTTATCTTAATCCACTGACTTTTAGAGTGGCGGATTTTTTATAATTAGTGTATTATAATTATATGTTAAAGCCAATTTCGTTATTGGTTTTTTATAATAAATAATATTGCAAATTGCGCCATATAGTCCATCATGGTTTTTATTAGAATGCCCGCTTCCAATATACATTGTATCCGTTTCTGAAAATGTCGGAGTTGTATTTATAGGACACGAATACTGCAATATACCATTTATGAAAATATCAACGGAAGAGGAATATGTTAGGGTTTCGGTCGATGGTTCCGGGGTAGCGGTAGTAACGTAATTAAAAACGATATTATTCCATTTTTGCATAGGCATTGTTAATTTTATGGGATACATACGTTCGCTAGTAATTATATTTGTAAGATTTGTATTTCCTATATAGATATTGAATAGACTCTCTATTTCGGGCGAATTCTTATAGGTTAATCGAATATATGGCTCTGCAGATTTTTCTGTAGGTTCATAAAGAAATATATCGGTTTCTTCTAAATACCCTATTTTATTGCTTGATCCGGGATTTACATATACCCACATAGAAATCGCGAAATTATTATTTGATTTATCTATTTTTGATATATCAATTGGTATTGTTGTGTTTAACATTTGTGGATCTTCTAATAGAACTATTTTCTCCGGGACTATTTTTCTATTAAAATATGGAATCAAAAAGAAATACATGAGTAATAATATTAATTCCATACAGAATAGTATAAACAACGTCGAAGAAAACGAATTATATTCATTTATAAGGCCCCGGATTCCATCACGTATTAAACAAGGAATATAAAAGATCAAATTGGCAAAGAATCCGGTCCAGCCGGGTAATCGGCGTAATGCCCCCGATAAAAGCGTGAAAATAATGGCTAATCCAATGAGCGAAGCAAGAATTATAACAATGGCTAACAAATAGGAGTTGAATAGATAAGTCGATAATGTAGTCTGCAAGAAATAAAATAGGACGCCAAAAATGGAAATTGCAAATATGGTCGCTAGGATTATATAACTCCCCATAGAACGTCCCATTACATTCAGTAAAATAAAGGACAAAATCGCGATTATCGGTAAAACGATTAAAAATATATTATAGTTGAAATTGGCAGTGAATGCTTTGGGATCCTTCGATGCTAAACCTACTTTAATGTATATTAAAATAATTGCTATTATAATTATCCATGATGGTAATATATCCAAAACGTATTTTTTAAATATGTCTTGGCTATATGTCATTGTATCGGAAAGAATAGAACTCATTTATATTATATAAATATTATATAAATATTATAAGTTCTCTATTGTAGTCTTTTTTCCATGACATTCGCGGCAAAGTGCAACGAGATTGTCGACATGATTACTCCCGCCGTGTTCTAGCCGGATTTTATGGTCCACTTCAAACCATGCATTGAGCTGGTCTTGGCATTCCCCGCATTTCCAACCTTGTCTAGATGCCACGAATTTCTTTTTCGTTTCGCTTACAGAACGTTTGGTGCGCTTGTCTCCTCCAGCGCCAGCACTAGACCCCTGCCCTAATCCACTCCCCATAATTGTTCTTTCTGACTGTGATAAATGCTGTACTGGCAATACCCCCGTGTTTGAAAACGTCTGTTTCGATGTGAAATCCAAAATCGGACTAACCCATCGCGATGTATCCCTATCGATAGGCATATATTTTAAATAGTCGTTTGTGGTAGCCAGCATATTCCCCATTGAAAGCGGATTCTGTTTTATCATAAAGTATATTACGAGACCACCCGCACCGACAACGGCCATTTGATAATATTTTTTGAATTGCGGCAACATTTTCAGATATTTCCCATCCGTATAAAGATTAAAAATTATGGCTGCAGTAATACCGAAAATAACGATTTCCACACGCATATTTATATACTATATACATAAATCAAAAAAAGGCATATGAAAATAAAGAGGCCTACAAGCGCGTATTTTCGCCATTTGATTCTTTCTGACAAAATAATGGGTTTTGGGCGATATTCGGCGAAATAGGTTTCTAAAGCAGCCGCTTCTGATATCTCTTCCTTACCCAACATATGATTCACTTTATTATGGATGAAATGCACCCATTTAACGAAAGAATCGCGGTTATCCAAATAGGGAGAAACCGGATATTTATCCAATAATGCACTAAATTTTCCGGCTATTTCGCCATTCGGAATAAAAACGGGCAAATTCATAATAAAGTCGTAATATTTTCTTTTTGATACCGCATTTATATTGTCTGGGTAAGAAAGTGCTAAAGTTGTCATAAAGAACCAATAATGCGGACCCCATATTTCGGGGTTGAAAACGTCGTTTTTTTGCATTCAAAACTATATAGAAACTCGGGATTATAATTAAGTAGATGGAACCATATTGTAGTAATTGCGGAAAATCGGGACATCCATATATTCAATGTAAGATGCCTATTATAAGTATTGGAATAATCGCTTTCACAAAGAACGATAGTGGATACCGGTTTTTGATGATTCGCAGAAAGGATACTTTAGGATTTATGGATTTTATTCGTGGAAAATATTCGATTTATAATAAAGAATATATTTTGAATTTATTGAAAGAGATGACGCTGGATGAAAAATCGCGGTTATTAACGCAAGATTTTGATACTATATGGAAGGATCTCTGGAAAATTACTGCGAATTCTCAATATAAATTCGAAGAATTGGCTGCAAAAGATAAATTCGACGCACTTACATCGGGAATTATGACGGGAAATCAGACATATTGTCTAAAAGAATTAATAGAAGAATCGAATATAGAGAATCAATGGGAAGAGGCGGAATGGGGATTTCCAAAGGGAAGGAGGAACAATAACGAAAAGGACATACACTGTGCTTTAAGGGAATTTACGGAGGAGACCGGGTATCCTTCGCGATTCCTTAAAAACGTGGATAATTTGCAACCATTTGAAGAGATTTTTATGGGATCAAACCACAAGTCTTACAAACACAAATATTATTTGATGCAAATAGATGATGTAGAAAAATGTGAAACCCGTAATTTTGATACGAGCGAAGTTAGCAAGTTGGAATGGAAAACATATGAAACTGCACTGGAATGCATACGCCCGTATAATTTAGAGAAAAAGAGGTTGATTACTGATGTCTTTATGACTCTTACAAATTATATACGTACGTGAAAAGGGGCATAGTTATTTTATCCATATATTGTAAATATAATATATGGATTCTGCGAAAGTTGCAAAAAGAACGAGATGTAAGAAGGGGACGCATTATGATAAAAAAAAGGGGGAATGTGTACCGAATACGAAAAAGCTTACGCGTAAGAGCCAACCCCAGCCGAAAAAGGTGGTGGAAGAATCGCTTTCGTCGGCGTTAGCAGTACCTTCGCCGCCGGTAGAGCAGTCTTCTGTTGTATCATATATGTCAAAGGCTATTGAAGAATCGCTTTCATCGATATATTCGGCGGTTGTACCGGACCCGAATCGACCGAAAAAGGTGATGGAAGAATCTCTTTCTGATGAGGAGTCGATATCCTTACCGCCGGACCCGAATCGACCGAAAAAGGTGGTGGAAGAATCGCTTTCTGATGAGGTGTCGTTATCCTTACCTTCATCGGGTGCTAAAAAAGGGAAAACTCCGGAAAAACCGATAGTAAAAAGGCAAAGATGTAAGAAGGGGACGCATTATGATAAAAAAAAGGGGGAATGTGTACCAAATGTGAAACCAGTGGAAGATGCAAAGATTCCTGCTGAACCAATAGTAGATAGACAAGATGTTCTTTATGATAGTCCAGAAGAATCCACTCCGGAAAGTTCGAAAGAGTCCAGTTCGAAAGAGTCCACTCCGGAAAGTTCGAAAGAGTCCACTCCGGAAAGTTCGAAAGAATCCACTCCGGAAAGTTCGAAAGAGTCCACTCCGGAAAGTTCGAAAGAGTCCACTCCGGAAAGTTCGAAAGAGTCCACTCCGGAAAGTTCGAAAGAA